CCTGTAACCAAGGTTACAAGAGACGGCGGTTTCCCACCGCCGCCCATCCGAGCTAGGCTCGGATACCGGTCCACTAAAATCCCAGAAGGGAGTTGTCGTGGGACGGTATCGGTAGAAAACACTGCCACTTCTGACAGTGATGCCACCGGACCTAATTGCGCCATTAAGGAAAGCAAGCACAAGTCCACAAGGATTGTAGATTTTGCGCCTGTCTCCAACGAAGCCGCCGTCGCCGATACGTATAGTACGCGATTTGGGCACGAACCGTCTATAAATTATAGACTGAACATGCTTACATCGTTTGTATTTACGTATAAGCGAGAACGGCACCTTAACGCCACAATCGTCCATCTCCCATCTGGGTACCGGAACAACCGGGACAGACAAAAGAAGACGCCCGATAGTCTTCGGTAAATTAATACCGGAACTAGCGGACCAACGATTGAGCGTATTAATGGCAACAAAGCGATCTTGCGGGGTACGCAGTGATTTTACATAAACACCGCGCACATTTTGACCCCAAAAGGAATCAAAACCACAAGACTCGCGAAACGGTCCCTCAAAGAAGGACTTGTCGCTATTCATGACAAAACCTAAAAGTCTAAGAAGGCGTTTGACATCACTAACCAACACGTCGCCAAAATTGGTGAATATCTTACGATATTCATCATAATGGCAACCCGTCGGGACGATGATGTCATCACCGAAGACTCCAAAGGTAGAGTCACTAGCCGCACGCGGCCTACCCAGGTTAAAGCCCCGGGCGCGTGCTGCAGCGACAACGATAGATGCAAATAACATGGTCTGCAACGGGAAGGTATAACCATTACCCATCGTAGAGATCATATTAAGCATCACTCTGCTACCATCAGGTAGTTCGCATGATGGTGAACGACTTGCAGTAAGCCATGCCAACTGGTTAGGTGGCACGACAGCTGCAAGCATATTCATCGAAAGCGAATCGGAAGCACTCTCAAGATCAATCGTAGCAAACGACTGATCAAAAGAGCCACGCCGGCAGAGTTCGCGATTGATTTCAGGTTGTTTACTGAGATCAATACCAAAGAAAGATCGAAGACGATCTTCCAGGATCGCACCTGTACCAAGCTGGAAGCTCATGTTGAGCGTAGGCTCGATACAGATAGTGCGCGCGATATCACGGTTCTTAGGTACAAACCGTAGACGGTTACCTTCAACTACACGGGCAGAACCAAAATGGTCAAGGCGGAATTGCTCCGCACTGTCCCATCTCGGCCTGTTTTTAGTGTAGTTCCGATAGACTCGGTACAAGATCTGACTCGTGTGTGTCAATGGCGAGGCGAAGAGCTTAGAATAAAGATCTCCGCCGTAGCCGTCGACTGAAGCACCAGGCCCAACACGGATACCATCTAGGATGGATTCGAAATTGGGAATCAGGGGCTCACCCTTAGGATAAAAGAAGTCATACACGGTGGATTTTAACTCACCGAAGAGGACTTCGTCCCAAGAATCACGAGGTTCATAACTCCAAGAACCTACGCGCGTATTAACGCGTAAGAACTTGTCAAGAGCGGCGTGTTCAGCTTCTTTGCTACTTTCGTCCTGATATTTCTTCAGGAAGGAATTAGCTAGTTGCAACGCACGCATCTCCTCAAGAGTTATGTCTGGCCAAGCGCCAACATGCACTCCTGATCTGAGAAGATCAAGTGTGTACTGTGGCAGTCGGCCAGAAAGATCAGATAGAAGGTCAGTGTAAAGAACACGAGGGTTGATTTGGCCCATCGGTCCGAACTCCTCTGTAGTTTTTCGAAAAGCGCACCAAGCAGTCGCATTTAAGCGATGCCGGAAACACCCGTGTCACCGATACCAGCGGATTGCTGGGTCAGTGCGCCCAGGTGAGCGCTCAACGCCGCACGAACATTGGCAGCATCAGCCGTATCAGAACCAGCCGGCACGTCTATAGTAGTCGTGACCAGCATAGTGCGAGACGGTTGACCAGCCAAAGGTGTGACACCCTTACGGGTAATCACCTTATAGGTGTTCATGGGTACAGAAGGCAATTGACCGGAACCATTGAGGGCGGGAAGTACACGAAGTACTTTCGGCCACCAGAAGGCGACGGTAAACGGCCTAGCTACAGAGTGAACGTCAGCACCGGTTTGGGTACCGCCAAGAGCGGTTACCGCGACCTGTTTGACGTTCGAGTCAGGACCTGCCATAGCGACGTTAGTATACGTCGGTGAGGTAAACCCCGTTTGCGCACTCCCCGTGATAGGGGAAGTGAAACTGATAGCCATTGGCTATACTCCTTGTGAGTGCAAGTGGTTAAAGTTTAGGACCAATAGCCTTACGTGAGGCAAGTAGAGCGGATAGATTTATCCATTTTGTTCCAATCTTAGGTATCTCGAAAGAGAAATCAGGGATTGGGACATATTCTATTTGCTTTCGACTCACGGAGCTAGCGGTTGCTGTAGTATGTCCAGAGACCCATTTCTGCCATTCATACTGAGGTGCGTACCCCGAAGGGGGTACAAAGTCAGCATATATGGAGTCCTTGTATTGTGACAGCCGTGTGGTTTCAGTACCATACTGCAATTTCACACTACCGAGACTCCAGGCAGTTAGAACATCACCAATATTGGTGAAGTAATCGATCGCGAACGACCACGGTATAACCTCCCATAGAGTGGGTACGAAGTTGCGAGGGTGTAACCCCAAGACAGACATCATACTCAAGCTACGATCGGGTTCAATCGTGGAAGACACGGCACCTATATAACGGCAAGTAGCCGTCGTAATAGTACGATTATTCCAACGTACATTGGCCCAGTTACCAGATGACCCAGAAGTGAAAGAGGTAGATGACGCGGAACCAGTGGCAACGAGCTTGACTTTCGTCGGCTCGAGACCATACTGGATCTTATCATATGCCTTCTTAGCATCTTCGAGATCATTGAGCAAAGGGGCCCATCCGAAGGAATATTCGAGCCATGTATCAGCAAGAGCTTTCTTCTTATAGGCAAGGGGCTTAGGCTTCAGTTTCTTTACTGAAGTAAAATAAGCGTCCAAGCCTGAACGGAGAGCGCGAGCTGGATTTCGGATCATATGGAGCGTTTCGAGCAACTCAGCAGCAGCTGTGCCACCTTGGAAGGTAGTCATAACGCTGTCGAGTCGTTTATAGAAACGCATCTGGGCATCATTCTTAGCCTTAGTACTAAGTCCAGAGGGGTCGGATGGAGCGGTCAGCGGCGTAATACCGTGTGACTCGTAAATCCATTCAACCAATCTCCATCCAGATTGCCCCGGCTTCAGGTTACATTTGTAACTATACTGAGCAGGGGTAGTCTCATAGGTGCAGCGCGAGGCCGTAAAACCGGTCGTAGCGTTGCCCCCAGAGGCTATGATTCTCTTATAACCGGGAAGCGATTTACCATATCTTGTATTGGCAATGGTGGTTTTTGTCCCATAATTCGAATACGGGGGTGGTGTAACCAACCCCGATTGAATTTGGGTATCACCATAAGTACCCTTACCTGATATAGAAACCGCAACCTCGGGAAAAGAGCCATAACTGGACATAGGAGGACCTCAGAGACGTAGTGCTAGGTTAAGCACGGGTGCAACCCGTGAGAAAGAGAGTTGTAAACTCAACAGGCGATGCTCTTTTAACCGAAAGGAGTGACGTGTAGTCACTAGAGTATCTACTGTAGAGAGAGGGGGGAAACC